GAACCAAGACGGCCCATTTGTTCATCTCTAAACTGAGGGTCATCATTACTAAGCACATCATCATAGTAACACTGCAATTCACTCATAGCCTCATCTAAATCTCTTAATTCACTGTAAGTAAATCCATAAGTAAGAACTGATTTACCGTTCTTTTCTTTGTTTGGCCCTATAAAAAATGATTTCATCCTTTCATCTCCTGTGTAAACTCTTCCATGTAGTTCTTAGACACTAAATGTCTGTGCCAGATCTTAATAGCTGCGGATATGGCCGCAGACCTCGTTCCTTTTTGCAAACTCTTTGCAATTTCGTATGCTTCGTCGTCCATTGTTATGCTTATTGTCGGCATATTAGAGGCTAGATGGTTCCCCTATATAATCATCATCATCTTTTTTTTTGCATTTTCAACTAAAGGTCGGGCCATGTTTCATATGGGTGTTGTTGTCATAGGTAGGGTTGGGCGGGGGTGGGATAGGGAGAAAGTGTTCTCTCTTTACACATCCAGATCATAAGAAGATAAGGTGCTGCAATGTTTATAGTGTCTCTCTGATGTGCAGAATGCATGGCAACAGCAAAGACAGGTAGTTTTTACCTTACAGCAACGATAAAATTAGACGCAGGTTCAGCAAGTGGAACCAGAGTTCAAGGCTTAATTGATACCAGTAGTTACGTCTCAGTAGCTAACGGTCAGGCTTTGGCTATTGATCAAGTAGACTTCCTTCATCAAGTCGGTGCTGATTATGGCAGCGACGCTTCATCGATGGTAGCAGGTAACGGTTCCATCGGTGCTCAACTCACTGATCTAAATCCGGGAACTGCTTTTGTTAGAGCTGACAATCACTCATTGATTGCTTCATCTGGATTAAACATAGATCAATCCAACAACGTAGTAACTCACTCTACCGACATGTATCCTGATAACTTCGCTAACTCTAGCGGTGCAAGCGGATTGAACGACATGTTCCTAGTAGTCAATGATGCTCTATATTTGAACGCAGGAGTAGATAACACTAGCATTAACATCTCAGTATATGTTACTGCCAGAGTCCGCTGCCGAATCGTCTCCCTAAGCCCGAAAAACTGGACTGCTATCGCAATCCAAGCTACTGCTTCACAATGAGGCGGTATGAATGGCTTGTGAAACATGCAAACTATTACAGGAGTTGCTAGAAAGTGCTGGCGTCCCTACTGATATGGCTAAGAAGCAAAGTCTCAAGCTTGCCCCTCTTGAGAAGAAGGCAAAGCGTAAAGCGAGCGCGTACAGTATCAAGTACGGAAAAGCATTCAAAAGAGTAGCAGGTAAATACAAGCTTAAGTCTGGCAAGTGGGCTAAAGATGGATTCAAACGTGCGCAGAAGGCAGCGCATAAACTAGCAAAGAAGATGAGGTGATAGTATGGCAAAGAAACAACCGTCGGCGGATAGAATAGTAAGACTAGATCAGATTATACCTTCATTGACTGCTACCTATACTGACACAGGTGTATGGGGCCTAACTAACGGTTGGCAGAACTATGCACGCTTTGGTGGCACTGATGTTCCCTATTTTCAGAACTTTATTGATCTAGCTGGATATACTAGGCAAGATAATCTAACGTTCTTTATGGATGACCGTGCATTACTAGATCCGGGCGTATACCGTTCTACTATTGACCAAGCTGGAACACCAGCTTACAACTTCTTTGTTGAGATGGTTACAGTTGTAACTCCGGGTCCTGTTGACCCTGAAGTATTAATTGCTGAGTTCACAGAATCGTTTAGCCCTCATGATGGAAACCCAGGGTACTCTGACTCTACATTAGATTGGCGACAAGTAATTCTTGGTAACAACACTGTTCTATCTGTTGACAATCAAGTTGGTGGGAAAGCGCTTCTTACTAAACTGAGAAATCATTATTTCGGATCAGGTGAACCATCTAACAATGAAAGATTGTATGTCACGAAGTTCCTAGTTGTTTCTGGAACCCCTCCTACGGATGGCGATGAACTAACAATCCCTGCTTGCAGAGTAGTTTTAAGAGGAGTAGCTGCTGAAGAAAAAGATTACATCAGCGTTTTCAGACTTGCACGATCATACGAACTTAACCAGTGATTCGAATGTATGCTAATATCTTCAGTGATGTTATCGTCGATGACCGTCGCATGAAGAAAAGAGCAGCAAACAATACTTCAGTTCAAGAACTTGTTGAAGAGAACGCTGTTACAACTATTCCAGTTGAATCAACAACGAAGACTGTAACACCGGCTAAGCCGAAATACTCAGAGACTTCAACGACAGTAATCTTCACTCCCGGTAATAACAAAATGGAGCAAGCCATGGGCGTCAAAATGGTTGCCGATGAATTGTTAGCTGCAACAGGCACAGTAGCAGGCGCAACTTTAGGATTATTTGCAGCAGTTGCATCGAGAAAACCACAAACTTTTTTCAAAGGAGTTGCAACAGGTGAGAAAGTTGGACGCAATGTTGGCAACTGGATGTGGTCAGCAATTAACGGTTGATCACATGGGCGAAGATTTTGATGGCGATGGAAAATCTTCTGCATGGGAGAAATTGTGCTTCTGGATTATTGCAGGCTTTATCTCCATTTCCGCATTGAGTCAGACTCCATTAGTTTGAGCAGTGCTCTCAATATGTCAAGGAGCTCATCAGCTTGGTCTTCGTTCATTCTTCTTCCTCCATATTTCTTAAAGCCCTACCCCGATACATATCTATCTTCATAGCTAATGAACCAAGACGGCCCATTTGTTCATCTCTAAACTGAGGGTCATCATTACTAAGCACATCATCATAGTAACACTGCAATTCACTCATAGCCTCATCTAAATCTCTTAATTCACTGTAAGTAAAT